CGCGCTGCCCGCCATGGGCTACCAATTGTCCCGCACGGGACGCCAATGAGGAGACGCTATGTCTGAATCCGCTGCACCCGTAACCCCTCCCGCCGACGCTGGCACACCGCCCGCCAAGACGGAAACACCGCAAGCCCCTGCTCCGAAAGCCGACCCCAAAGATGCCGCTACGGCTGGGTTGTCCGCTGACGAGCGCGCCGAACTTGAGCGCCTTCGCACCGTCCACTCGGACGAAAAGAAGTGGGAATCTCGCAACAAGGCGAACCTGTCCAAGCTGCGTGAACTTGCACAGTCCATGGGGATTTCACGGGATGAGTTCAACCCCGCCGACTTTGACCCGAAGCAGGCTTTCGAGCAGCTTCGCGCCGACGTTGAAAAGGAACGTACCGAGCGCACCCGCGCCGACATCGCCCGCGAAAAGGGCGTTGACACACGGTACGTGAGCGGAACGAACGCAGAGGAAATGGCCGCTGCCGCCGACGCCTACCTGGCTGACATGCAGGCACGCATCGACGCTGCGATTGCCAAGGCAAAAGCACCTGTCACCGAATCCACGTCCACCGTCAAGAGCGGTGACCGCGTGGAGGGACCGAAGCAAATCGCGTCCGAAGCCGAACTCAAAGCGTTGTCACCTGCTGAGCAGATGAAGGCGTACAAGGACGGACGCCTCGACACGCTGCTCGGTCGCAAATAGACCAAAACAACCGATAGAGAGGGAAGCTCATGGCTTTCACACACTTCATCCCGACTCTGTGGACCACCTCCATCGAGTCGCAGTGGAACGCCGAGGCAGTTTTCGCTGCCCTCGTCAACCGCGATTACGAGGGCACCGCGACGCGCGGTAACAAGGTCACCATCGCTGGCGTCGTGACGCCAACGGTCAAGGACTACAAGGCCGCTGGACGCACAACGTCCGCTGACGCGATCAGTGACACCGGTGTCGATCTGCTGATCGACCAGGAGAAGGTCATCGACATTTACATCGATGACATCGACCGCGCCCAGGTGGCCGGGTCTCTGGAGGCGTACACCGCTGCGTCTGCCGAAGCGCTTGCGCTGGACGCGGATTCGGCAATCGCCGCCGCTGCCGTTGCGGGTGGCGCATCGCTCCCCGGTGCCGCTCCCACCACGGGAGACGCCGCGTTCAACCTGATCAACGCCGCTAACAAGGCGCTGACCAAGGCGAACGTGCCGGGTAGCAACCGCGTCATCGTGGTCAACGCCGAGTTCGCTGCCCTGCTCAAGGGTGCGGATTCCAAGCTGACCAGCGTGGAAGTTTCCGGCGACTCCGCTGGTCTGCGTGCGGGAACCATCGGCACCATCCTCGGTGCCCGCGTTGTTGAGAGCAACAACCTGCCCGAGGCCGACGAGCCACAGTTCGTGGCTTTCCACCGCCGCGCTGTGTCCTACGTGTCGCAGCTTGAGCAGGTCGAGGCGCTGCGTGCGCACGACCGTATTGCCGACCGCGTGCGCATGCTGCACGTGTACGGCGTGAAGGTCACCCGCCCAACCGGCGTGGTTGTCTTCAACAAGAGCGGCTCCTAAGCAGTTCCATGGCCGTCCTAGCCTCAGCGGATGACGTTGCGGCAGCCCTCGGGTTGCCCAACGCTGCCGCAATCCCCGCTGCGCAAAGTGCGCGTTTGCCAGGCGAACTGGCGCGCGTCACCCGAGCATGGGAAAACGAGGCGGGACGGTCATGGGTTGCTGGACCCGTTCGTGTCCAGGTGTCGGTAGTCGGTGGGTGGATCACCCTGCCCGACGCACCGACTGACGACCCTGAAGTCACCACACGCGACGGCGATCCCGTCACGGTGGACGTGTCGGACGGGTCAACCCTCCGTCTGAGCGTGGACGGGTGTCGTCTGGTCAGTGGAACCATTGTCAACGTCACATACACCGCACCTGGTGTACCGCCTGCGGTCACCGCATCGGTGGCCGGTGTCGTTGCGCGGCGTCTCGGTATCTCACCGGGATCAGCCGAAACCAAGTTCACGGAATTGACAGCGGGCGCTGACTTCCGTGCCAAGGCCGCTGAGTGGGTGTCCAGCACTTCGGTGCTGACACCCGATGAGGCAGCCGAGGCACGTAGTTACCGCCCCGCTGCGTCCACCGTGATCATCGCACGTTGGCGGTAGCCGTGTTCCCTACACCGCACACCATCACCATCGCCCCGTACGCGGGGATGGGCGAAGACCCTCGTACAGGCAACGACGTACCGACGTACGGCACCGCTGTGGACGTACCTGTCTATTCCTGGACCTCGGTACGCGCACGTAGCACCGATGGACACACGTCACGTGTCGAATGGGACATTGAGGTAGCAATGCCTCCCCGCAGCGTCGATCCCTTGGACCTGTTCACGGTCGGCGGCAAGCCGTACACCGTGGCAGGGGTACGGGATATGTGCCATGGGTGGCATGACTGGCAACCGGGAATCGTTGTAGAGCTGCTGTCCGCTGATGGCTAAGAAGTCTGGCTACACCATCAATCGCAAAGCGCTGCGGGAAATCACCAAACAGGTGATTGACACCGAGGGCGTGGCACGGATGCAACGGGTGGCCGATCAGTGCAACGCAGACGCAGGAATCACTGACGGATACATGGTGTCCGTCGAGGGCGACG